GCATCGGGAGTTGGTTACCCGTTGTCGGGCTAATCGAAAGAATGGCCTATACAATGATACTCTTGAGCGACGAAATATCCGATTTGATGAATTCCGTTTATGGCGACATTTACGATGACGGCGCTTTACATAAGCAGACGTTGGCGACAAATGATCAAGGTAAAACGTCCGAAACCTTGACGGAGTACACATGCAAGCTGCAACAGGATAGTTGCACAGAACGCCAGAAAGCGGAAAAAGGTTACATCGCATCCGACGTGCGGTTTCTGATTTTGCGCGGTTCGTTGACCGACATCAACACAGATTATTTCGTCATTGCCTATGGTCGGACGTGGGCGGTTCAAAGTGTCGTAATGGACCCGGCAAAATCTCACTTTGATGTTCGGGCAAGAGAGAAGGTTTAACCATGCGTGTCAAGATCAGTAAGGTTTTTGATTATGAAGTGCCTGGCGCAAAGTCGCTTACTGTGCTTGCGTTCGTGCCGTCCGGTGACGATTACATTACGGTAACACGTGATCAGGCTGCGGCTATCGTTGCGGCTGGCGCGGGTGAGTACGACGCTGAAAGTGCAAAGAAAGCCGCGACAAATGCCAATTGATTATTCTCTTGAATTGCGTGGTGCGGTTGTCGCTCATTTGCGAAATGATCCGACCGTTACAACGCTCATTCCAAGGGGTAATATTTTTGGTGTTCGTGTTCCGGCCAATCATCCCAAACCTTTCTCCCGCATTGAATACCCGGATGGGGACGCGTTTGAAGCGACAGGCGGATGGGACGGCAGCGAACACAGGAATTTTCGTGTCCATGTGTTCGCGGATGGTCCCGACGAAGAAATTTGCTTTTTGATTTGTCGGGCAATGCAGCAATCAATCGCCCTTGTGGCTTTTGCAGATGAAAATCTGTCATTGATCGAAAACGAGTTTCGTCGTCAGCAAGTTTTCCCGGATGGTGATGATTTCAACGGCTGGCACGGCATGATTGACTTTGACATGACGGTCACACATACATAACGCAACGCAAGGAAAGGCGAACCAATGGCACAGGCTGCAACACTGAAATTTTCGCAACAGAGCATTTTGCTCGGTAATGGTGCGACACCAACCGAAGTCTTTACGGCACCTTGCGGTTTCACATCGCTTGAAATGACCGTGAACACGGAAACGAACAGTTCAAACATTCCCGACTGCACGTCACCCGATCTTGCATCCTGGCTTGTGTCGGACGAAGTTTCTAAGCAGATGATCCTTTCAGGCGATGGTGTGCTCGATACGGCTGCTTTCCAGCTTTGGCGCACGTGGATGCTTGCCGGTGGTGAAAAGAATGTTCGTTGGATGACGGCCGGAACGGCTGGCAATGGTGGCGGCTATTATTCGGCTCCCGCTATTCTTTCCCAGTATACTGAAACCGGCGAACGCGGCGCACGTTGGACACTTGCCGTTCAACTCACGCTGAACGGCAAGCCTGTGTTCACGGCTGCAACCTGATCATGAGCAAAAGTGCGGAAGTTGTTTTAGAGTGGGCGGACGGTACGTTTCTGTTCGCCCTCAAAGGCAAGCAAATCGAAGAATTGCAAAGTGTCACAAATTCCGCGTTTGGCGTCATTGTGCAACGCGTTTTTCTCGGTACGTGGTTTTTTGGTGATCTTAAACACACCATCCGTCTCGCTTTGATGGGTGGTGGTATGGGTGCCGTAGAAGCGACAAGGAAAGTTGAAATGTATGTCGGCGGCGCTGAACTTTGCGTTCCGCTTGACGATGGTCCGAACAGTCCCGCACAGGTCGCGAAAGCTATTCTCGGTGCCGTCATGTTCGGCTTGAAAGACATTTCACCGGGGGAAGCAGAAGCCGGAACGACGAAGGACTAGTAGACGTTCCGGCCTTTCGTGCTAAGTTCATGGAATTTGGTGTTGACCCGCGTGCAGTTGACACCATGTCGCTTGCTGAAATTCTCGAAATGATGCAACGAATGGTGAGGAAAGAAAAAGCGCCACTTCCAACCGACGCTGAATATGAAGAAATGAAACAATCGTGGCGCGACCTGAACTTGCCAGACGTGAGGATTGACGATGATAACGGCTGATAGCGTAGGGGTAACACTGGAAGCCGATGTAGACGCTTACATTCGCAACATTAAAGTTGCTGAAAGTTCGTTTCTCCAATCCATGCGAAAAATGGGTGCTGATGCGGTATTAGCCGGAAACGCTTCCGCTGTGGCTTTTGGCAAGACATCAGATGCATTCAAGAAGACTGCCGTAGACGCTAAAGCCGCGCAAGCGAGTATGGACGGTTTGCACGGTTCAACTGGTAACGTAGCAGCGCAATTTAACGACATCGGCGTTCAGCTTGCGGGCGGGCAGTCACCATTGCTTATTGCTTTACAGCAGGGTACGCAACTTAATCAGGTTTTTGCACAATTGCGGGAAGGTGGTTCGTCTGTAGGTGCGTCTCTTGCATCCGCATTCGGTCAAATTGTCAATCCTTTGAGCCTAGCCACAATTGCGGTAATCGCGCTTGGTGGTTATGCAGTTCAATATTTTCTGGAAATGGCGAATTCTGCCGATACTGCAAATTTGTCTCTTAAAGAGCAAGAGGCAATTATTCGCTCCGTCGCTGAACGTTGGGGGGAAGCTGTCCCCGCGTTGAAAGCATACATAGATGAGTTGGACCGTGCAAAAGAGGCTGCGGAAGAAACCCAAGCCGTTAAACTCTTTACAGATGACACGTTCGAATTAGCGCGTAAGGAACTAGATAATCTTAGACTAGATTTTGCCGAATTCACAACTGACATTCAAGATTTTGAAACGCCCGAAACCATAAGCAATTTGAATGCTGCCTTCGAAGAACTCATTAAAAAGATTGCAGAAGGTAAAGACGCTTCGAAAGAATTGAAAGCTGTTCAGGATGCGCAAGCCGCTGCAACAAACAGCACGTTCGTTCCGTCGTATGATGCTTTGACAGCATCACTGCAAAATTACGGAGAAATTGCTGCGGTTGCCGCTGAAAAAGTCGCCACTCTCTTGCGGCAAATGACGCTTATGAGCGCGCAAAATTTAGGTCAGCTTTCGCCGCTCTTTTCGGAAGATGGGAAGTTTTTCAGCGGTGATAATTTCACTCCCGGCGGCAACGTTCCGACACCTGGCGACAAGCCGTCAACGTTGGGTGAATATCCGACAGGCGGTTTCACTAAAGGTGCCGCACCGAAAAAAGATACTGTAGACGCTTATGAAAGTTTTACGCGCAAGATACAGGATCAGACAGCCGCGATTGAAGCTGAAACAGTCGCACAGGAAAAAATCAATCCGCTGATCAATGATTATGGATATGCTGCCGACGCTGCACGACTGTTTCAGGAAGGTTTGAACGCCGCAAAGAAAGCGGGCATTGAACTTTCACCGGCTGAACTTGCAAACCTTGCCGCCACGACACAAGGTCTGGCTTTAGTCCGTCAAGAGCAAGCGCGGTTGGATGAGGCGCAAAAGAAAACGGTTCAGTCTTTCAAGCAATGGAATGACCTTGCTAAATCCACAGTGGGCGGGTTAATCGGTGATTTGAGTGACGCGACAACGCGTGCGGACGCGTTTAAAAACGCACTGTCTCGCATTGCTGACAGTCTTATTGAAATCGGCCTGAACAGCGTGTTCGACAGCAAGACGGGCATTCTTTCCGGATTGCTTGGTAGTGTCTTTGGTGGCGCTACAGGGTCCGCCGGACATTCGTTAGGTGGTGCGCTTGCCGCCCGTGCGAATGGTGGAGCCGTCAACCAAGGGTCAAACTATGTTGTTGGTGAAAATGGTCCTGAATTGTTTTCTCCCGCGTCCAACGGTTCAATTATTCCCGGTATGCCGAACGTTCCTTCAAATCGTGGCGGTTCGTCGGGCGGTGAAGTCGCCGTTCGCATGTTCATAGACGAAAATGGAAACTGGCAATCGAGTGTAGAACGCATTGCAGGTAACGTCGCCGTGCGACACGTTCAACAATCGCAGAAGGGTGAGATTGCGCGGCTTCCGTCAAACCTTAAGGCTGCACAAATGCGGGGGCTTGTAAAATAATGGCTATAGTTATGCCGTCCATTCGATATGGGAATTACTACCCGAAAATTATCGATGCTGTTAGCGTGTCTCGCAATGGCGGTAAAGCAATCTCCCTTGTGGAATTTGCGGACCCGTTTTGGCAGATTAACGTAATCACGGGCGCACTATCCAACAAAGACCGCAAATTGTTGGATAGTTTCATTTCTGAATGTCGCCGGGGGTTTGAAACAGTTCTTTGGACGCCGCGTGATGCGTGCGTGCCGCGTGCTTATTGGGGTGATGCAAGTAACGA